CCTTATCATTGCCGCCTTTTGTAAACACGTTGTCAATTAAGCTTTCCATGAAGGCACCACTGCTGCGACGTTCGTTCATGCCGTATTCTTCTTTGCCTTTAGCAGTTTTAATAGTGCGCGGCCCCAGCAATTCTTTAAACAGCAGCCTCATATCTTTGAGGTTTTGGGCGGCTTCAGGTGCGTTTTTAAGGTGCCCCATAAGCTCGCCAAATTTCTTTTCTGATTCTAGGGCTTTATAAAAATTAGTTCCATTTACTGATTTTCTATCGAAAACTTTTTCTAATCCTTTACGAACTTGTTTACGTTCATACAAAGAGCGCGCTTCTTTGTATTCTGGAAATTGTTCGTCCATTTGTTTAACAAGATTTTTTCGTGTTTCATTATAAATGGTTGACTCTCCACCTGTACCTTTGCGATCTGCTTCTTGCCCCATATCATACAATGCACGTTTAATATGATCCCAATAAATTAAACTGTTAGGCGCTGCATTTGATTGCCAATCCTCTAATTTTACATTTTCAGGTAAATATTTTTTTAAACTTTCTTGATAAGCAGGTGATTTTTTTACACGTTTTTCTGCCGCTTCTATAACTTTATTACCTTCGTATTGCAATGGAAAATCAGTTGATAAATTAACAGGTTTAAAACTATCGTAAGCTGATTTTATTTTTGGATCTAATTTATCCGTATAAATTAAATCTAATGTTCTATTAATGGCGCTTCTTTCGCTCTGTTCACGTGACTTTGCTTTTTCATGCAATAGCTGCGCGCCTTCCTCTGTTTTTCCAAGCGCTCCTTGGCGGGTTGCTGCAACCTGACTTTCACCAGCTTCGGCAGGCGTTAAGTAATCTAATCCTAGGCGCTTAGCTGCCGCCAGCTTCTCATTAGCAAGCGGGGTATTCGCCCCCTTGGCGAGTCGCAATTTACTGTCTTTTGCTGAACCCATATGCCTCGCGCCTAATGCGCCCAAAAACAACCCAATGGCATCGGAACCCACTTCGCCAAATCCTAGCCCCTCCGCACCCTTTCTACCCATGAGACCCGCTAGGCCAAAGCCAGCCATTTTTGCAGCAGTTTTAACTTTTGGACTTGCGCTTCCCATTAATTGGGTGAGCATATCTAGGGGCACCATTGTGGCGCCGGTCTCTGCGCCCGCTTTCAATAAATCTTGAGGCGCTTGGGCTGCGCTGTATGCGCCCTGTGGAATTGCAGCCGATACGGCTTTAGATAGCATGCCGCCAACTTTTGGTATACTGCCAAGCGCTTGCCCAAGCCTGCCTAAGCCTACTACAGGCAAGGCAAGAGAAGGCCCGTATTGTCCAGCGAACTGAATTAATTTATCAGTGGGGCTACGGTCTTTGACGCCCAACAGCTCGCTAAAATCAAAGTTTGAAGGCGAAAACTCAGGAATTTTACCGCCTGATAACTTGCTGGGTAAATTAGCAAATTCACGCCCCATATTTAATACGCCAATGGCTGGATCTTTAATTCCAAGCCTAATCGCTTTTTGGAATAGGTTTTCATTGTCTTCAGGTTCGCTACTTGTTTGGCGACTTGCTAACTCACGCCTTGCCAACTCTTGCCGAGCTTGTCCCGCAGTAATAGCCATCAGCCACCTCCAGCAATTTTTTGCAACTCATCATCAGACATGCCTGCCAAATCATCGGCGCTGCCAGAGTCAACTCTTTTGGTGTCAACCACGCGCTTTGACTTAACGCGTCGTCCGCTCATATCTTTCTTAAAGTCTTTTAATCTTTCAATATATGCTTTTGTTCCTTCGTTATTTTGCCGCCTAATTTGCGACTCAACAAGCTCAACACTCTCTTTGACCTGTGGCAAGCTTTGAGCAGCAACTAACAAATCTATCATTCCAGCAGTTTTTGCGTTATAAGCTGCTTTTTTTGACGGGTCAAAATCAGTGGGCCCATACACCTTACTTTCGTCATTAATAAACTCATCAAGCATGGGCATTACTGTGTCAATAGCTTGTAATGCCTGTTGATTCTGGGTTAACACTTTATTGGTAGCTATGTTGCCACTTTTGTCATCTGCCTTTGCCTTAATCGCTTCCTTTTGCTTAAACAAATCAAGCGCATCAGTCTGCTTTTCTTGGGGCGTTTGTGGTATTTGTGCTAACGGGTCATATCCTAATAAATTTTTAGCAAGGCCACGCAAAGCGGGGTGAGTTTTTAATAGCTGCAAATCAAATCCACCGGTTGCTGCACCACCTGTGCCTGTCGCCTCTGCTGTACTAGGTGCGTTTTGAGCGCCTTGCTCTTGATTTTCCGCCATACCTTGAGTGGTGAAGGTGCCCAGGCCTTCACCCGCTTCTTGTTTGGGCATTGAATCTTGAGGCATATTTTGATTTTTATTTCCTTGGCCTTTAATCATTTGTTCTAAAGCCCTATATTGATTGAAACCATAATTCGGGTCGTTTTTATGCTGCAATCCTAATAATTGTTACTGCATTATTGAGCGTGTTAAGTCACTATTAGCCCCAGCGCGTCCAGCGGCTTGCTTTTTAAGCGCTAATTCTTGCTCAAACTGGGTTTGTTGTTGCGCCATCTTTTTGCTGTTCAAGTGCTGCATGATCATTTGATTCATGAGGTTTTGTGAGCCACTCGCTAATTGACCGCCAAAGTTAGCGCTTGGTAACGGGATTCCTAGAGCCATTATTTGCCTCCCAGTAGCCAAGCACCAGTCAAGTTTGCGCCAGTGTTAAGTAAGTTACCAAACAATTGCCCAGGAGCGTTTTGCTGACCGTAGGCCATTTGCGCTGAGTTTTGCCCCATGTTCATAGCGTTTTGCCCCATTTGACCGGCAGCCGTTGCGCCTTGACCGTAGACGTTCTGAGCCATGCCTGTGCCCGCTAGATACTTTTGCATCAAGTTATCAAGATACGTCTGCTTGTCTTGAGCACCGATTTGAGCTGTGCCGGCTTGCACCGCATTTAAAGCTGTGTTTGACCCCATAAGACCCATTGATGATGCAGCGTCTAGCCCTTGTTGTTGAGCCATGCCTTGGGAGTCTTTCGCAGCTTGGCTTTCTTGGTAACCGGAAGACCATTTATCTTGCAAAGCTTGTGGGTCCAACAGCTCATTTATGGAATTGTTAACATTCCCATATTGCTGTTGGCCTTGCTGGGCATAGGGCTGCATTGAGGATTGAGCCTGATCATAGTACTTATTTAACTGATCTTGCCCAGCCTGATAACCCTTTTGTGGATTCATAAAACTTGATAACCAGCTCATTATTGTCTCCTATGGGTAAGCGGTGGTTGTAAACTTAACCAGCAAACCGCTTTGTCTTCCTACATATAAATTATTTGTTGTGTCGTACAATAATGCGCCATCAACCAACAGTCCACCCGCTTGAAATTGCACAATCTCTGCAGCCGTATAAGACATCGCCCTTAGTAAATTAAAGGCGTTTTGTATATCGGCAATATTCTCGTTTAACGTATCTACCAGCACCCACATCCACTGCAAAAGCTGCGCGTCTAAAGTGTCGTTATTAATTACGGGTGCAGCGTCTACTCTATCCAAAAAAATGGTAGCCATTAGTTAGCGCCCCCGCTTACAGGTCTCGTGTTGCGAACACCGCCAAGGATTACAATAGGCGCGGAACTTACGCAAATAAGCTTATAGCAGCGGTTTCGACTACAGCCCAGCTCATACCAACGCATTCTCCAACGATATTGGCCTAGCTGGCTAAACGGCCTTACATCTGCGTAAATAAATGTTTCGCCACCGTCATCAGAATAATAAAGCTCAATGTGAGGCTTAAATAAATCGTTGTAGTGGTTGTCGTCAAAAGCGGGTGTGTTTGAGTTCTCAGTGATAATGAATTTATCATCTTCTGAAACCAAATAAATAGGAGACTCAGGGGTGCTGTCCTCGCTAACAACGTACACCGCGTTAAGAAAAGGCGCGGTACTTTGATAGAAAGTTTTATTACCAAAAACAAAATCAATCTCAACGTATTCATCCATGAACTCCGAGTAATCAGGTAAGAAAATCTGCTGGGTTACTAGCTCGTATCGCATCGGATACTTTAAAAATGCGTCCACTGCTTGTGGGTCTGATTGCGCTGCGTTTCGCAGTTCATTGTGATATATGTTGCCCGCCATCTCGTATAAAGCCGGATCATCTTGAACCGTTACC